ATAAAAGTTCAATCTTTAAAGTTCGGAAAAGAACCCCAAACTTGTGATTATGTATCGCCCATCGCCGGGGCTGGATACGGTTTATTTGCGGTTCCTGGAATCGGTTCGGTTGTGTTGGTAGGGGAGAACCCTTACTCAGATACTCATGCTAAGTATTTTTGGCTTGGGTGCCTGTACGCACCCGGGCAAAGAGAAGTTCCTGGTCTAAAATCTCAACCTTATATATTTGGCAAAGGTCACGAAGCGCAGATGGTCAAAACAGAAGTAGATGATGATGGGAAACCACTCCCTAATAATCCTACTGTATCCTTTGGGGTTCCTAATGAGGGTAGTGTTTATCAGGACAACGACCTCCCCGATTCGTTCGTTTTAAAACACCCTGCAGGACATAGTATATCTTTAACTGATAAAAACTCCCCTGAACGTAAAACTAATGAAATAAAAATAAAATCAGCACAAAATAAGAGGCTAATTTTAAGTGATGCTCCCGCCGAAGGCTCCGGAGGAGAGCGAATTACTTTGAGTGACGAGAACGGTAATTCTATATGTATCGCAACCGAAGCAGCAAAAGCTGAAAAGCCCCCACTAACTGCGGATTCGATTAACACTTTCGCAAAGGGCAATATAAATGTGGATAGCGTTGAAGGTCATATAGACCACACTATTAGCAAGAAAAGTCAGGGGGATTACATCATATCAAATGCGGGCACAGGTAATATTGATATTGGAGCTGATAATGGGCATGTTATAATAGATGCTAAAGCAGGAATCACTCTAACATGTGGCTCCTGTAGTATTAAGATGACCCCTAACTCTATTAATATCACTGGTCCTACCGGAGATGTGGTTATCGATTCAACCTCACTCAACAAACATACCCACCCAACAATGGTGGGTCCAGTACCTGGAGTTACATCTCCGCCAGTTCCATAATCATGACTATCATAATAGAAAAAGAAATATATTGTAGTTCCCTTTGTTTTTATGGAACGACAAGAGATACCCCAGACCGGTATGCCGTACAAATTGGGAGTGGCAAAACCTTAAGCGAGTTTTTCGGGCAGACTTATGCATTAGATACCGTTTCTGGTAGCCAAATGGTATACAGAAATCACGACCCCAGAAGTGATGGCTCCTTTCCCCCTACCCCCAAAATAGTTACTAAGATAAGCGTGGAGCCCATGTGGACCCAGAGTAATATAAGTCCTGAGTATCCTAGCGGTAAATCAGCGTTTTTTGCTGATGTAAGAATTCAACCTTATATTGCCACACTACCTCTTAATAATTTAACTCAAAATTTCTTTGCTTTCTCTGCAACAAATGATGTTGAGTGGGAACTTAACCAATGGAGTCCTAGCGCGGGATTAGAAGAAGTTAACGATATTCATTTTGACGATAAGTTCGTCCTCCAGCCATGGGAAGATTTAAAGGTAAGATTATTAAATGCTGATTTGTCGGGCACCTTACAACCATTCGCGCAAGGAAATCCCACTGCCGACAATGCTAGATGGCTTGAATGGAAGAATGGTTGGGAGAACTCCACCCAACCCGCTGCCAAGATTCGTGTTGAGATGGAAGAGTTCGTCCCTTCCTCTCAGTATTATCATCGCACAAGCCTCAATGAGGTAAAAGTTAAAGGTAATGAGCTCAGCGCCACACCCGAGGGGTGGCAAGAGGTAACTCTTTTAGATTTTCAAAGCACTTCGCTAACGCTTAACGAGGCTCCGTTTAACACCTCATCGTTCACGTCCTTCCAGTTAGATAACTTAGATTTCCGCGGCGGTTATCCATGGGGAGGAACGAACACCTCTAGGTTTATGTATTCAATTATGTTGCATACTGAAGGAAACCCTCCTGCCACCAGATACATTAGAAAATATGTGAGGTTTGCTGGTGGAGCAGTATCCGACTTAGAAATCAATGGACTTTTACAGGATATAGGTCCTATACAAATAGAGAAGGGACAGTGGTTGGCAGCGAGAGTGTATGAAATCGCATCGGCTATACCAACAACTACCGAAGCTTACACAGCTAGACAAATGCCAGCATTTTGGCTAAATGGAACAATAACCTAAATACAATAGACAATGACATTATTCACAGAAAAATCTCTCAACTTAATGCCTTCACAGGCTTTAACGGGGTTGAGTAATTCCTTAATTTTAAATAAAGGAGCTAAAGAAGTAGAGCTTTCAAGTAAGAGCGCCAAGATTTCAAAACTAGAAGGTGTGTCTCAATTAAGAACTCCTGTGGGTGGTCGCATAAATGTAAATAATGGGGCGAAAGAAGCTCAGACCCAACAAGAGTCCTTATCACTCCCTGCGCAGTCAACCGCTCAAGGTGCGTCTTTAATGAATGACCCTAGTACCAACCCGACGGGAGCACCCGTTTATGTTCCAGGTACTGTAGCCGAGGGCACCTCTTCTGACGATATTAGTGCGATGACATCTGAGATTAATTCCTATTTTGGTGAAACGACCCCAGCTGCGGGTCCCGCAACTTCCCCTAGAATAACGAAGTTGCAACTTAGAATAACAGATTTACAGCTAGAGATTGCGGAGATTGATGTTACTTTAGCGTTAATAGGTTCTATTTTAGAGGGGAGAGCAACAGGGAACTTACCTAACCCGGTCCTAAATTTGTCCGCCCTTGAAATAGAGGCTTTACCTCCGGGAGTCAGAGACAAAATAACAACGGCTGTAGAAAATAATAATACTTTTGTACAAAAACAAATTATTGCTCCGTTTATTGAAAACCAAAAAATACTTGCATCCCTTCAAGCTCAGCTGTCAGCAACCCTTGGGGACTTATCTCCAGTATTTGATTTAGATTTTGGTCCCCCTATATCCACTAATGATAGGTTTGTGTTATCGCAAGACGGTCTTTATTACAACTCCCGAACTACTGAAGTTCCTAATATAATTCCGAACGCTGTTTCGGCGAACATGTGGAATCTTCAGTACGACTCCAATAGAGGTGGTCGCGGCTTATCCTTTACAGAAGAGGATGGGGAGAGTACTGTAGGAACTGTTTTTAATTTAAATACTGCCTTCCAAGAGGAGAACCCCAGAGTTAAAGAATTTTTTGTCTATGACGATGTTCTCCAACAGTTTGAGGATGACAAAATGTCTCACATGACTGAGGTTTCTGGGTACATTAGTGAGATTTTAGATAATGGGTACGGCGCTACAGACGCACTTGTTCAGTCTTATACTGCACAGTTAGGAGCCGTAGGCTCTGTTTATGACGGAAAGATAAAAAAGAGAAAGAGGCAACTAGCAATAGCAGCAGTTTTTGGTAGGGAGAGTTTCACCGTAACTAACAGACTACACCCTCTTGGCGAAGGACTCTTCTTTCAGTATGTACCTCCTCAAGGCAAAGCTTTTGAGTACATGTTACAGTATAAAGACTTACCCCCGGAATTGAAAAGTCTAACTTTCTATACGTTAGAAGGTGGGCAAACTGTTCCTTTTAACACGGACACAAAACAAATAGAAAACCGCGAGGTACCTGGTAATATTTTAGCAAAAATTGGAACATGGAAAGAAATACCTAGAATCCCTATTAATGATTTTTCATACTTAAAGCAATCCGATATCTCTTTAAACATGCAAAAAAATATAACTTTGTTTTCTGAGGACCTAAACACTGTTATCGCCCCTTATCAGGCAAGGTACGTTGTTGCTCCTACTGATAAACCTATTAATTCTGTGGAATCATTAGCAGTCGACCCAATTGGTCTAGGCGACTGGACCCATAGACAAACCTCAGGCAGCTTGAGTGCCACTACTCCCCTCTACAAATCTCTCACCGATGATATTGTGTCAAAGGATTTATTGATATGTTATAATTTCCTAGACCCTGACGCAGTAACACAGCCGTCTGGAACTACCTACGCTTTAAATAATGCAGCTGAAGGCTCTACACGTCTTGACGCTAAATTAGTAGGATGGGATAAATCATTAGTATTTCCTTCGGGCGTGGGACAAGCTTACTTTGCAGGAACCATTTTCGATGAAAGAGCGTCTCAAAACCCTTTATGGTCTAATGTTTCTGGGTCTTACGCGAGACTTCCTAACTCTACAAGGGACTACAGTTTACTCAGCCCTAACATCCCGAATAAGGGGGTTAGACCTTTAGATAATTTATTTTATAGTCAAGAGGGAGTAACTCTTGATTTTTGGGCTTATGTACCTTATCTTCATAGAGATATGACGGATGACCACAGATATAAATTAGTCTTCGCTAATGAGAACAGTGGTCCCGTAGCATCAAATTATGTAGCAGCAAGCACACAATCAAAAACAGCAAATGGCTCTGGCGCTCTAACTGCGGGTGGAACCAATTTTGATAGAACTATTGGTATGATAATGGGTTGGAGAGACCAGGGGTCGCCCGACAATACGACAAGTGGGTCTTATGATTTTTACTCTAGCGGATTGGAGTTTTGTATTGCGCCTACGGTGGGTCAAAACCAATCCTATGCTACTACCCCAACTACTTCGTGGGGGCATAGTGTATGTTTGGCAGAGAGATGGGAGACTTCTACAGATACCATTCCTGCTAACTTAAAGGAAACCACTCAAGTTGGAATGTTTATTCCAAGCTCAATCCTCACATCAAGCGGGTACGGAATTCAGGATGTTAGTTCTGGGTACCACCATATTAATGTATCTTTTGATTATAGCAAAGATAAAGTGGACTTCCATTTGGATGGGGAATTACTTACTACATCTTCCTTAACTGATGTGTTTGGAGGTTCTCCTAACGATACCGTACTTCCCACCCCCGTAAAAATGGAGCTTGCCAATCAAAGTGATGTTATCGCTTTCAATGACCCAACAACTGAGAGCTTCTTAGGAAATACGAT